TTCTGTACCAAACTTAACTCTGTTTAATAATTCTCTCGTAGGGTCATCATCTGTTGATCTATCTATAGCTGTAGGACCACCAACAAAATCTCCAAATGTACCAAGCTGTTCTACATCACCAACGAATACAGCTTCAGCTACACCACCACCTAAAGCACCGGCAATAAATTTATTTGTGTTACCACGTGCGTTTAGTTCTAGTGCTTTATCAACACCTTTTTTAAGATTAGGATTTGTTAATTTAAAATATTTATTATTTCTACCTGCACGCATTGCATCTTCTGCAAGTTGTGCACCTATTTTCATACCTCTGACTGCAGGTATACCTATGTTTACTAATGCTTCTGTAATTCTACCAGCTGCTGTTGCTTCTGCTTTCTCATCAAATTCTGTAAGATCATCAAAAAATGCTTCGACACTTGCTGCTCTATTTCTATCAACACCAAGATCTAATAATGTACCGCCAAGAGAAAAGAAACCTTTTGGTATTGCAATTAGTCCTGATGCAACACCTGATAATATAGATTCTAATGTACCTACTTTGTTATTATCTTCTGCACTTTTTAATCTAGTGTCTACAAGAGTAACCATTATTTACTCCTAAAATACAAATCTATCTACAAGTCCGCCGTCACTTATGTGAACTATTCTACCACCAACTATATAGTTTCCTTCTTCTAATTTAGGCTGGCCATTTTTAATTAATTTTTCTTGATATTGTTTTACAAAGTCGGCCTCTGTTAACGTTGGATTATCATTTAAAAATTCATCCACATCTTTGGTAGGCAATATTCCTCTTGAATCTACTCCTGCTCTATTAGCTTCAGTAAATAGAGTTTGTCCTTTTAAAGGTAATTGTGATTTTCTATATTCAGCTGCAATGTCATCTAGATCAGAGCCATCTAATTTTTTCTGATATACTTTTTTCTGCAACTCTCTTAATTCTGCTTCTGATTGATTCTTCTCTTTATTTATATCTTTTGTAATTTCACCTTTAAGTATTGCAGCATCAATTTGTTTTTTAAGATCAACACTTGAGTCAAGATTTTTAGATAAAGCGTTAATAACACTGCTTGCAAGGCTACCAGATTTTAATTGGTCTTTTATATTACCACCTTCTCTTATTTGATTACTTGCATCTATAAGAGTATTGTAAGCTGCTTGTTTATTAAGTTTATCAATACCCATAAGTTTGTAGTATCTTTTTCTATTTGCTTCTATCTCTTCATCTCTAGTTAATGTTCTACCACCTTGATCAGATTCACCTGTAATTACTTTTTCATCTATTTTATTACCTGCTGTTAGACCTAACTCGTCTGCTTTATCTTTAGATATTTCATTACCCTCACTATCAAAAAATTTACCAGCAGCAAAATAACCACCTGTAAGAACACCTGTTGGAGATAATACAAATCTTGCACCTTTAGCAAATAACCCTTTTGCTTTTGGATCTGTAAGAGCTTTGTATGTTCCTCTAACTAATGCAATTGTTGGGTCATCTGCAAAGTATGGTCTAAGTTGTCTAGTAGTCAATTCACCAGACCCTGGTGTTAATTTAATAGTTTCTCTAGTCATTGGTCCACCTGTTATTGGATCTTTTGTTACTTTAAGACCAATCCCTGTAGGACCTTGTTTAGGAACAGTTTTAGTTACAGGTGTTGAAAATATATTTTTAATTTTAGAAAAAAAACCAGGAGCTGATCTAACCACTGTAGGCGCTGCCGCTCTAGTTGCGGTCGTGCCAAAAAGAGTCCCTAAAAGTGCAAGAGGGCCAGCATATCCTGGTCTACTACCATCTGCAGCTGGTTGAACTAATTGTTGTGGCGCGTCTTTCATACCGTCCATAATCCCTTCTTTGATAGGGCCACCTGATCTAAACATTGGTCTTTTTAATGGTTTCATTATTCTACCCGTATAATTTACCAAAGATACCAGCAAGTCCAACAGCGTTACTTATACCAGCTGTTAACGGATCAGGTCCTGAAGGCATAGGAGCAGGCGCAGTTCCAAATCCTGCAAGTCTACCAAGACCAGCTCCGAATTGATCTAATCTTTGTTGTGGTTCAAATGCTGCAGTTTGTGCTGCTTGTCTATCTGCTTGTAGTTGTGCTTGTGTTATACCTTGTCTGAATGCACCAAGATTTCCTAGTGCAGAAATATCTTGACCAGTAGATCCTCTCAAGAAATTAGAAAGTCCCATCTGTTGAGCTGCTAAATTACCTTGATTACCAAATGCTTGTTGTGCTAAATTTTGTGCTTGTGTAAATCCTTGTTGTTGTAGTTGTGCTAGTAAGCTAGCTCTGTTTCTTAAATTACCAGCTTCAAATTCTCCAAGTGCAACACCTTCTCTACCACCACCAAAAGCTCCCGCCGCAACTGCCCGGTCCCTGATTCCTTGTCTACCAAGTGCTGCTTGTCTATCAAAGTCCGCTAATGTTGTGTCTATAACATCTTGTTGAAAAGGTGACATAAACTGTCTAAACGCAGTTGGTCCAGTTAGTCCTGCTTGTGCTCCTACAGCAGTTTGTGCTGCTTGTAAAAATGGTTGAAACGATCCAACACCCGCTCTTGCTAAATTAATAGCTTGTGTTTGTAGTGGATCTTCACCGGCAACAAATTGTCTACCTGTAAAGGCACTTGTTTTTATAGGTACCGACGTAGATGCCGTTAGCTGTTTGGCAAAATCTTTAGCGGTATCTTTTAAATAATCTGGTAGTGACATTATACTATTCTATTCTCCATCATTTGTGCTTGATTAAACATTTCTTGTGCAGGATTCATACCCTGAGACTCTTCAGATATTGTACCACCTGCTTCTAAATTGTCCATCATGTTTTGCATGACTTCAGCGCCTTTGTCTATATCGCCACCGCCTGCATTTCTTACAGCATCAGCTGTAAATACAAATTCATTTTTACTCAATCTTGCTGGCACATCATCAGCTCTTTCTTCTGCCCCAAGATCTACAAAGCCCCCGGTTCTATAGTCTTTCTCCATGCCACCTAAATCCATAATACCGCCTTCTTGCATAGGTTCTCTCTCACCAAAAGCAGCAAGACCACCATTTGCTAAATAAAAATTATCTACAAATTTTGGTTTAGGCAAAAATCTTAAACTTGGGTCTTGTCTTCTAGCTTGGTCTACTATGTTAGCAATACTAGCTGGTGTCTCTGTAAATGATTCTTCTGGAACTTCTTCTTCATCATCATCACCACCCATAAAAAATGGTGCAGCAATTGCAGCTCCACCTAAACCTAAAAGACCTAACTTACCTGCAGATAAAGCTCCCATACCTTTGTCAGCTCTAACTAATGGAGATAAAAATTTACCTTTGTCAAATAATCCTAATGCTCCTGTTTTTAAAGCACCAAGATTAGTTAAAAAATTACTAGGAGCAAGTCTAGCAAGACCTGTTCCAACACCTCCTGGTAAAAAAGATCCTCCAAAAGCACCTAATCCTGCTAATATTGCAGCCTTACCTATTGGTGATTTAGTTATCTTTTTAACAGCACGTTTGGCTTTCTTTACAAGTTTACCTAGAAAAAAACCTTGTCTAGGTTCATCTAGTGTCATAATTCCGCCACCGGCACGTAATTGTCTTTCCATCTGCATTCTAGATATTGTCATATTTTAGCCTAAATCCTCTTTGTATCGTGTTTTATTGTTATAATCAATCATATATATCGACTAGATCCGTTAGTCCTCCCATCATATAACCAACTCTACCACCATATCTTAAACCAGAAAAGAAACCTCCTGATGTAAATCCTTGATCCGATGTTCCTGGACTTGAAGCAGCTGATCCCATATCAGCACCACCTCCATATCCTCCAGTAGCTGTGCCCTCTGATCCAGCTCTAGATGTAGTTACACCTGTCGTGGTTTGTCCACCTCCACCACCTTCATTAATTTGTCTTCTTCTACGTCTTTCTTTTTCAATAGCCGCTTGTTGTCTAAGTGCTTCTTCTAAAGCTATTTCTTGCTCTATTCTTCTTTGGTTAGCTGCTGCTAAAAATCTATTTCTTCTTATATTATTTTGAGCAGCATTAATTAAATCTGTAGGTAAATTTTTAATTTGACCAGGTCTAAATCCTGTAAATGTTCCTCTTATATCTCCTATACCATATTTATTACCAAACTCATCTTCAAGTTCGTCTTCTCCACCAAATCCTAAACTTTCTAATATTGATGCAAATGCGGGTTTGATGCTAATACCACCGTGATTTATATTTTTACCTTCAAATGTCTGAAAGTTTCCTAATTTAGGATTGTAAAATCCAGTGACTATTTCTGGTTTAAAAGATCCCGTAGGCATTGTTTGATTTGTTGCTATTGCTTCCGTAGGACCACTAACTAAATCTCTACTAAATACATCTTTAACAAATTCTTTTGATTTACTTAAATCTAGGTTACCAAACAAACCACCTAAACCAGAGGGATCATCATCACGACCTTGAGGTTGTATTGGTAGTAGTGGCAAAGTAGTTGTTGTAGTAGTAGGACTAAGAGCTGTGGTTGTTGAACTACGAGGACTAAAAGCACCACGATATGCTAGTTGTGGTATAAAACTAAAACCTCTATTGTATATATCTTGATCTTCTTGACTATAAAAACTTGGTGCTGCGAATATTGACATAATTATATTTTTGAATCACCCCCCAAAGGTATGTGTTCTACTGTTAATTTTACACTTCTAGAAATATCTTCTCTTTTAGTGTCTGTTCCAGGGTTATCTACATCTGCATCTGCTTCTGCATCTGACATGTATTCTTGACCCGTTTTTAAATTTTTTAAAGTAATCTCACACTCTGGTGTAATAACCACAGTTGGTTTACCGTTTATCTCTCTTATTTCTTTTTTAGCTTTTGTTTCTATAAATGGCATTAGTCTCTATTTATCTCCAATATTGATACAATAACGTGTAATTCATTTGCATCTGATGCTTGTGCTTTTAATACCTCATTTTCTTCCAAAATTAAAGGGTGAGTTAACAGCTCAGTTGTTGCTTTTGAAGCTATTGCTTTATCTTTAAAAAGGCTAAATACTGCAGATGCAGCATTTACTATGGTAAAGGTTACATCACATCCTGATCCAGCGTCCTCTGATACTAATATACTTTTAATTATAGCTCTAGAATCAGAGGGTGTTGTGTATATTGTAGTGTTGCCCGTAGTGGTTAAATCCACTAATTCATTTTTATATATATTAGCCACTTATAAACCAAGAGAATCTCTCTTGCTCCTGTTTTACTTCATCCAAAAATGTAGAATTTAATTGATCTTTCATTATTGTTAAAGCTCTATTAATTTGTTTTTGGTTTGATACATCATAATCTTCTTTTGGTTCAGGTATTCTTATATTTATTTTAGCCATTATCTTCTACCATCCGGTTGTATATCTAATCTTAATGTTCCAAATCTCCACTTCTCACTAGCGGCATCGTTTTCTATTTTAATATTTACAAAACGACCTCTAGCTCTTGTATCTTTTTTATCTGTTGTAGAGTCAACTGTAAAAGGGCTTAGTGTTGTAGTGGTATCAGATTGTTGTGGATATCTTTTTACAGCTAAACTTATTTTTGAATTACCTTGTAAATCTTTAAAATCAGGCACGAATCTTCTGACAGCCACAAATGCTTCACCAGCTATTGTTGGATTTTTAAAAGATCTTTGTTGCATGTCAAAATCAAAAGATTTTATAAAAGAAGTTACAGTTGTGGTTGAACCATCTTCATTAACTTGATCGGTCCCTGTTTCGTGTTCAAAATATTTTGTTTGCCCTAATCCATCTTGACCTACAATCTCAGGAAAAGTTCCATTAGCAGAGCTATCATATTTAGTAGCATAAGGAGTTGGATATATAGTTGCATCCATCCAACTAGTTCTTGCTTCTGTGCCTGTATACCAAACACCACCAGGCACTTTAGTTAAGGCAGATTCACCATAATTATATACAACATACTTATCATTAAAAGTAGCTGTTGATGATGGATAATACCAAGTAACTTCAGTAAATAAATTATTTAAACCTGCAGCAACTTGTTGTCCTTTTGTAGTATCAAAATTAGTAAACACAAAATCTTCTACAGAACATGGTAATGATTTAACTGTACCATCAAATAAAAAGAATCCATTTGGTGATAACCAAAAAGCTGCTCCATCTATTTCTACAACAGCATTCTTACCTATCAAACCACAGTTAGTGCCCACTTGATCTAATTGGAAAGTAAAAGGAGCTCCTATAAATTTCATTGTATATAGAGCATTATCAGTCCATATTAAAATAACTTCTTTTGCTTTTATAGCTCCAACTATTTTTGTTCCGTCTTGAATCCTTAAAGTACCAGCTGAGTTTGTTGCAGATGGAGTGTAGCTATCAATATCTTCTTGATCAGAAAATCTTATAAACATATCATCTTGTGTGGTCGTCGTTCCAATAGTTGTTTCTGTTCCAAAATGTATTAAGTGACGTGTTGTTGGTGATATTAATGTAACTCTCGATGCAGTGGGATTATTTCCTGTTTCAAAACCAGATGTTGTAGTTGATGCTCTATTTAATAAAGGTGTTGCAGCTCCAGCATTCCA